GTATCGTCCATCTTTGGAGCAATACCGGCTTCCTCATGAAAGAAATAGGTGACAGGTCCACCAACACCGTGTGTTGGATCTTTCTCAAAGGAGTATAGGTTAATCGTGGATTTCAAACCTCTATAAGTGTCACGACCACCCATTCTCACTTTAATCTGTTGCTGCCAAGCTCCCACCTTGTCTGGCTCTGCTGGTCTGTACCATGCAGTGTGTTCATTTAAGAAGTTCTTGTATTCACCAAGAAACTTCCATGAACCTTTCTCATTGATGTAATCCTTTAGACTAGCTCCTATCTTTAATACAGCTCCTTCTTCAAACCAATACTGGTTAATTAGTTTAGCCATATGAAAATATGAGGATGCTATCTGACGCTTTTTTAGAATGATAGCATGCTTATAATTCATTTCAGCTAAATGCTCATATAGAGCCATGTGATACTGTGCATCTCTCACCTTAGCAAAGTCAAACCTCTTTTCTTCCTTATCATAGATAGGAAGAAAGTTTAACCACATGTAATAATCTCTACTTATAAACCAAGAGTTACCACCATCCTTAATAATTATACCTTTACGGCATTTGTTTTTTTGATCATTCCAGTATGTAATAAAGTCTTTACTCTTTATAGGTGCTGCACAGTAGTATCCTTGTTTTTGAAACTTACGTCCTTCTTCATTAAAAATCTTGCTAGTTTCATTAAAATCATACTTACCTGGTTCTTTAAACATAGATAAAAGAAAGTCCCTAAACTCTTCCATTGTATAGAATGTAGTTACATCCCATACGCCATTCACGTATGTAGGTATTTCTTTAAACATTATTTAGTTTTAACAACAGTGGTGATCTTATGAATCTCATTTACATCCCCTTTACCTTTGTGTAGTAAGTAAAAAAGAGTGTTAAAATCTTTACTACGTAATACGCCATCTAATTCACAATTGTCCCAATACTTGGTGTACAAATCTCTTGGAATAGCATTCCACATTTTATTGTAAGGATTAAAATGAAAAACCCAATTATGCATGTAACCATCAGTATCTGATAGAGGGGTAATTGCTGCAAACTCTTTAATTTCATAATCTGTGTAAACGTCTTGTGCCATAATTTTATAGTTTAATAAGTTTAGGAAAGCAGAAGATGGGTGCGTGGACATCTGCTTTTACGACTGGCATTTCTAACCGATCACGTACGGCCCTTTCTACAGTTAAGAGTACGCTATTCCAGTCAACCTAATATGCTGTAGAGGGTGGAGTCGAACCACCAAGGTGAGATTCAATTGATAACACTATGCTTGCAAGCTGGTGGTCTACCGCATATTATCAATCTATTTCTTTTTCACCGCCCACGAGACAGGTGGGTGCGTATGCCAGGGTCATAACTGAGACAACCCAATTTCGCCACTCTACAATGTTCTATTGATCATAAGCTAGGTTCTGTCCTCCTCTAACTTGTGATTGTTGTTCTTCTAATAAATCTCTATACACTCCTTTAAAGCTTTGTCTAACAGCATCAAATCTTTCTGCTATTCTAAGAATAGCCGTGGCCGACCCATCCCTGCCAGATGTCACCTTCTCTGTAGCCATAAACCCGGCCATATTATCTAGTGCAATCTTAATACCCTGATATGCTCTATAGGTGGGAGTCTCATACATTTTCTTACACATCTTAAGTGCATTCACTATAAGATCATCTTCTGTAGAAAACTCTCCATCCACCTCTGTTATAATAATTTCCTCTTTGTCTGTTTCCAATACATCAAAGAAAGGATTTAGATCTGGGTTAGGACAAGTCATATAGAATAAGTATGTATAAACCTTTATAGATTCATCACCATACTCATCCATTATATCCTTTAAAAACTTTAATGTGTAACAATGCTCACTTGGGACCACATTACCATTCTGTATATCAAATAATCTTATCATTATTCATCTTTTTTTATAAAGTCCATATTATGTTTTGCTCCTTTAGGCCATCTAGACTTTTTAACATTCCAGTCTGTGTATTTCATGAACAGTTTGTGTTATCATTTGGATTTTAAGTTATCTCTGTTATCTTCTAACCAATGTAATAAAGATATAACTTCTGCTTTTAAATAGGGTAGGTCATACTGAATAAGATCTTTAACTATAGGATCACCATTTGTATCAAGAGCAGTGATTGGATTACCAAACTTATCTTTGTCCACTTCTTCAAATAGAATATGATGTATAGTTAGTATTCCTGGCTTTAGTTTTGGATTATGCTTTAATATAATATACATATATAAACTTAATTGTAATGCATAGTGGTTTACATTACAATCATCCAAATGTTTAATAGGAGGATTCATCTTAGTTGTAATACCTTGCCAGTTAGTGTATCCTTCTGTCTTAATTTGTTTGTTGGTTTTATAGTCTGTGATATGAACTTCTCCATTAATCACCTCAACAAGATCTGACTGACCACATAATCCAGCACTCTTTAGGTAAACCATGTGCTCAGGATATACACCATCTGTGAGCTTCTGGTTTGGAGAAACCTTAATACCGTCAGTCTCAATCGGTTTAAAAATAGGAACAGTGGAGCCATGTCTTTCTATTGTTTCTAATGAACATATATCTGATTCTCTGCAATTATGATACCAAGTTCCTAATGTTGTAGCACGTAATGCTTCATTAGACCATGCTAGTTTTATTTCTTGTGGCGTCATGCCATACCATTTTGACTTCTTAGACTTAGATGTCTTTAGAGCAATTGTATCTGCATCAAATGGTTGTTTAAAGTTACTTATAAACGATGTTACAGATATCCATTTGATATCTTCTTGTTTATCTATACTTGTGTAACTGTGATCTTGTGATTTAAATGTTATAATGCTCATTTGTTTGTTGTTTATATGCCTAACTTCTGATTAATTAAATCTTCTTCTTCTTCTGTCACCTCAGCCTTCCAATGTCCCTTTGGACATTCTGAAGACAATGATCTAGTTTTAAATTTTAAACTACATCCGCATCCACCTAGTATTGAATTACAACATGGACCTGTTGCTGGAACTAAACATCCCTTATCATCTTCTGTAAATAGATCACAGAAGGTGCATATATCCATTCTACGTTTAGCAATATCTTCTACATCCTCTCTCTTAAAGATGGAGTTAGCTATTCCCTCCAATATCTGGCCCTTTGCTTTCCAAATTTGTATTATGTTCTCTTTTAGACTCATCAGTTTTGGTTTTATGTAACTTAATAAAATCTTTCCTTTGTTTCTCTTCCTCCATTAAATCTTTAATTGCCTTTAGGTCAAAGAGTGTCTCATCCGTTCTAAACCTAGTTACAATTTCTTGTAGTCCTTTTTGTCTAAAGTTTTCTTTAAACTTTTCTAACATATCAATCTTGTCATCTAACTTCCAATGCTTTATTGTAAAGTCCCCAAGATTAGTGATATGTATTCTACTATGCTTTAAGCTTGATAGACTTTTTCTTATCTCTTGCCAATAGTATGATGTGACATCTAACACCATCTGTTGCGACAAGTTTAGCTCTTCTGCAACAATAGGGATTATATCTTTATACTTTTTAGGCTTCAACGCTTAGAAATTTATAATCTAACAAGATATTCCCTTGAGCATGTAGTTTAAGACTAGAATTAATAGAAATCTTTTTCTTATTCTTTCCTTCTTTTACAATCAATCCTTTCCTTTCAGCTTTAGTTAGACAGTTACGTACAGACTGAGTGCTAGAGAAGATTTTCTTATCATATGCTTTGTTACAGAAATGTGTTAGCTCTTGATTTCCTTCAAGAGCCAATAGAGTGAGACAGTTTAAGTCTGCTTCACTAACTGGTATCTCAAAAAGATAACAATGTGTGAGTATCTGATACTTGACAATCTGCCAAGTGGTCATCTTCACTCTTTTATCCACCTGATTAACTAGTGCCATTATAATGTAATTTTAAAACTCGTGTAATTTTCTTTTGTTTTGTTCCAATCCTTATATAAAAGAATAGACTCAGCTCCTAGGTTTTCAAATATATGCCAGCTAGCTCCTTCACGAGCTTCTCCTGTAATAATCTCATAACCCATTTCTTGTGCCCAATCCATAAGGGAATGGATCATTGTATATCCCAATCCTTTTCCCCTATGGCTAGGAAGCACAGTGAAACTATCTATATGTAATACGTTGTCACTTTGCCATGATGTAATAATCTCTCCAAATAACACTGACTTATCATAGAACCATATTCCTTGGCAGGTTTCATGTTCTGTCAACATGTACAACTTGTACTTATTATCCCATCTTAACTCTTTCGGATGCTCACGTTCAAAAATAAATGATGATGAGTAGTCCTTAAGTTTATAGGCAACAATCATATTACTCTATTTTATTTGTCTTTCTTTAAAGATCTTTTTTCTGTAGGAGGCATAGAAGGAATAATCACCTCATCTCCCACCTTGATACCCTCTTCTACAAGTTCTGGATTATTATCCATATCTTCTTGTGTAATTGTATGAGGAGTACCTTCTGGTTTACCCCCGCCTTGCTGTGTCATCTGTGCAATAAAAGCTAAAGCCTTAAGTTCTTCTGCTCTAGAACTAGCTAGTCCAGTGTTTAACTCTTGCAGTTCCAGCTGAACTGTCTTCACTTCAATCTGCTCTTTTATAAAAGCAATGATCTCTTCTTTGGTAGGAACTTTCTGTTCTTCCTGCTCCATGTTTTCTTTTTTGTTCATTTTTGGTTTGTTTTATTGTTAAAAATCTAATTCAGCCCCACCCTTTTCTTCTTTAGAAGGATGAGATGATATATCTCTAGTTTGGTCATTATGATCAACAAATAATTTTATAAACTCCGGGTAGGGGGTATCTATAATGTAAGTATCCCCAGACTCCGTAAAGATGGTGGTACAGTTAAACACTAAGGAGTCTTCCTCTAGGGAGGTGAGCTTACAAGCAATCACTATATCTAGATGGAATGCAAAGGACATCCACTGACCCTTATCCTCTAGACCCATGAGCTCCACCTTTTGAATATCTAATGCGTGACAATGGATGTTACAAACGTGTATCATTTTAATGTTAGTTTATAGTATAATATACTTATTAGGTTTAAACTTAACAAATTTAATTATAAACTATTAATTTTCCAAATATTATTTTTTTATTTTTTTATATCCCTACAGTTAATCCCCCCTAGAAATGACCCCCCCTCTTACGTGGTTTATATTAGAGGTTGTGATTACCCGCCCAATCAAGCTACCCCAACATAAATTTGCGGGGGAATACCCCCTCGTTTAACAAGTTAAACTTAAATTTATGGCAGCAACATCATTGCATCTGCTTGCAAAGCAAGCACTCGGTCAACTAGACACGTTGACCTTCAACATTTCGTCTGTTCAAGCTAAAGCTTTCAAGACTGGAAATGTAGGCTTCCGCGTAACAACCGACCAAGGTACAGTTGTTACTTTCTGGTCATCTACGATGGACCAGGTCGTGGAAGCCTTAGATGACGCTGGAAACTTCCAGGTCATCCCAGGAGTCCGTCTCGCTAAAGACGATGACGGATCAGGTACAAAAAGGAAAAGCAAACAAACCAAACAA